ATCGAAAAAGTAATCGGTCAACAAGTCTTGTATTATTCTATCGACATGCAGCGGACAAATTTTCATGAGCTTTATGGAGAAGCGATAGAAAAAACGTTTTTGCCACCAGTCAGAGTCCACGCTTTGGTGGAATGGCAAGGAATCTCGACAAGTGCTGGCAACATAGGATTAGATAAAAATATTGAAATCAATGTACACTTTCACAAAAGAAGGTTAACCGAAGATCAGGATCTTTTTGTCCGAGAAGGGGACTTCATACAGTACGGAGATACGCATTATGAGATTGTTTCATTGGCCGAGCCAAAACAAATGTTTGGCCAAGCGGAACACAGAATGGAGGTCTATGCAAAGTGCATCAGAGCCCGCGAAGGACTGTTTGATGCATCGTAGGGGTTTAAATAATGTCAAAAATTAAAGAATACGAAATAATGCCTTCTAAAATAGAGACCATTGATAGGGCCTTCTACACTTGGTTAGACGAAAAGATGAACATTCACTCTACAACCAACAAGGGGTGGAAAAAAGTCCCGGTTATATGGCTATCTGCCGAAAGAAGCTTTCAGATTAAAAACAACAAAGATATCAGAGACTCAAAAGGGGTTGTAAAACTGCCCCTCATCTCAGTCGAACGTGCGATGCTGACAAAAAATCTAAACTCAGAACGAAAAGGCCCAATTGTTGCGGCTTATCCGGAACCAATTCATAATAGCCTAAGAGATGTAAGGGGAGGCTCCTACACTGTAACAAGAAGAGTGCAGCAGGAAAAGTCTTCTAATTTCGCCAGTGCGGATTTAAATAGAATGTACGCCCGGGCAGATAAATCTAAGCAAGCCATAAGAAGAAAGAACAAAAAAGTAGTCTACGAAACAATATCTGTACCCATCCCGGTGTATGTTACTGTAAATTATAACTTAGTCATTCGAACAGATTACCAGCAGCAGATGAACGAAATCCTCGCCCCGCTCATGTATCGAGCTGCCACTCCAGCCGCAATTAACTCTTTTATCGTACAGGCGGACGGCCATAAATATGAGGCATTTATAGATGAACAGTATTCGCAAAACAATAACGTGTCCAACATCGGAGACGGCGAAAAAGTATATGAAACTAAATTAGGTATCCGAGTTTTGGGCTATATCATGGGCGCCGAAGATAATGACGATAAGCCAAAAGTTGTTATAAGAGAGTCCGCAGCAGAAGTTAAAATAATCAGGGAAAGAGCGATTCTGGGCGATGAAAATGACAATCTCGATACAGAAGATGGTTTTTATAGAGAGTAATGAACTAATTTTGGAGTTTGGCTAATTTATTAACTATTTACTAACGATAAATAAACTGTATATAGTACAGCGCCAAGCGCCAAAACACTTTTAGTATTTAGGGAGTCGAACAGTATGTCAATAAAAAGTTATAGATTTGTTTCACCGGGTGTGTTTTTTAAAGAGGTCGACGCCTCCACACTTGTGGACAGCAGGCCAAACAGGGGCCCCGTAGTTATAGGCCGTTTCGATTCGGGCCCAGCAATGAGACCGTACGTCGTGTCAAGTTACGACGAATTCGTAAGAACCTACGGAACGCCTCACCCAGGAGGAGCAGGTGCTGACGCATGGCGAGGAGCCCCTCACGGCGCGCCAACCTACGCAGCTTACGCCGCGGAAGCTTGGCTCAACGCACAGGTTGCCCCGGTAACCGTTGTTCGCTTGTTGGGGGAAGAGCACGACAACAAATCTACTACAGGACAAGCAGGTTGGGACACCCAAGGTATTGGTAGTGCATATTCCGCCGCCGGCGGACATGCGACGACAGTCGCTGCCAATGCAGGAGCTTATGGCCTATTTGTTATCAATTCCGGCTCTCAAACCTCTCACCACACTGGCTCGTTGGCCGCTGTTTGGTATTTAAGCGAAGGCTCAATTGAATTGTCCGGCTCGCTCAGAGGCTCTACAACCGATACTTCAGTGGTCAACAGAAGCACTTCCGGATCCGCAGCCCTTTTCCACTCGCTTGACAAAGTTCAGGCCAGCGCAGGAACCGCCGAGGCAAACCCTTATACGTTTAGAGCGATAATTAAGGATTCTAGTGGCGTGGTTAAGAAAACAGCGATATTTGACTTTGAAGAATCTAGTCCGTATTATATTCGCAAGCAGTTCAACACAGATCCCACAAGAGTTAACAGCAATATTTTTGCTACAGCCGACCAGAAGACATACTGGTTAGGGGAAACATTCGATCTTGAGCTAAAGAGGGGAACCTCCAACAACCCGACCTCCGTCACGGGTTCGGATGCTAGAGGGCACTTTGGAGCAATTCTTGGACTAGGCAACAGCAATGCTGAGTGGCAAATCCACCGACGTTCATGGAGAAACCCGAAAACTGGCTGGTTCATTTCGCAAGATACCGGAAATCCCGAAGATTGTGAACTTCAATCAACTACCCAAACTTTGTTTAGACTTTGCGGCCTGGACCACGGCGAGTGGCTACAAAACAACATGAGAGTCAGCATTGAGAACGTCACTGGTTCAGCTGATTTAAATTACGAATACGGCTCTTTCGACGTCGTTGTGCGCAAAATTGATGGCCGCGACAATCCAAGTAGTATAGTTGAAACTTTTACAAAAGTTAATCTAGATCCACGATCTGAAGATTATATCGCCAGAAGAATCGGCGACAGGTATCTTTCGTGGGATTATGGCGATAACCGCCATCGCTGGTACGGCAACTATGACAATAAATCGCAATATATTCGTGTTGATATGGACAGCAATGTAGATGAGAGATCCACCGCAGCAGGTCTTCTCCCGTTTGGAGTCTATGGCCCGCCGAGATTTAAAGGATTTGCAATTACCTCTGGATCTACTGCAATGCAAGCGTTCGGCACAACCACCACCAATGGTTCGGCATTCGCAGCAGCTTTCGCTGAAGGTTCCGGCTCAATTCCAAACATGGCTCTTGGTGCAAATGTCGCAGGCCATAATAGCGCTGCTAACAGTGCCGCTTTCATGCTTGGAGGCCACAACGATCCGGCCGCCAGCGGCCCAGAAGTTAATGTTGGCTGCTACGGCCACTGCGGTCCCGCCTTGAACATAGCTGCAGGCAGCGCGTACACAGGATCCTTTAGGTTCCCGCAGCTTACGCTGGTATCTACAGCCTCTATCTACAACAGAAGGTTTCCAGATTTAGCCGGCGCACAATGGAGCACTAGTTTAAATGGAAAGAGAGCCGACAAAAGCATTCCGGACGTATTAAGATCGTTACCTTCGTTCTATAACCCCCATCCCGGACAAGGCAGTAGTTTGCATAGTGATTTGGAGTACTCCTGGGTATTCTCGTTGGATGACCTTGTGTTAGAGCAGGACACCGACCAGCCCAAAGCATACCATGTTTCGGGTTCTAGACAAAGCACTACAGCCCCCAGCTATACTGCAGCCAGCGGCTCATATGCGATTCTAGATAAGGACTCGGGCGGAGGATACGACAGCTTTACCACCTTCTTCTATGGAGGGTTTGACGGCCTAGATATCAGAGAGCGGGAACCTTTTAGAAACACGCGCTTGGACGATTCCACAAATCCCTTAGATAACTATGCATACAATACAGTCAAACGAGCTATCGATATGGTAGCAGATCCAGAGTATGTCGAGTGCAATCTGATGACTATGCCGGGTCTGACCGAAAATACGCTTACTGAATATATGATTGATATTTGTGAAGATCGCGCGGATGCGCTGGCAATTATTGACCTCGACGGCGGGTATGTACCCAAATCAGAAACTACTGATTCTGAGTCTACCCGAAGAGGTAGTGTTGCAACCGTAGTTTCCAACCTTCGAGCCCGCGCCCTCAACAGTAGTTATGGATGCTGCTATTATCCGTGGGTGCAAGTCAGAGCAGCTGCCGATCGCACCGGCGGCGAAGTTTGGGTACCGCCTTCAGTGGTTGCTTTGGGCACAATGGCCAGTTCCGAAGAGAAAAGCTCCGGAGTGTGGTTTGCCCCTGCAGGATTTAACCGCGGCGGACTGAACAACCAAGGATCTGAGCCGGGCGCAGCCGGTATTACAGTCTTAAATGTAAGAGAAAGGCTGAGCACTAGCGACAGAGACAAGCTCTACGAACAAGGAATTAACCCAATTGCTAAGTTCCCCGCAGAAGGAATTGTTGTCTTCGGTCAGAAAACCTTGCAACAAACTAAGTCAGCATTAGACAGAATCAATGTCAGAAGATTGCTAATTTACGTGAAAAAGGAAATTTCTATAATGGCATCGCAAGTACTGTTCGATCAAAACGTGCAAGTTACGTGGGATAGGTTTACTAGCATGGTTAATCCATTCTTGGCAAATGTAAAATCGCAGTTCGGCCTAACAGGATATAAGCTTGTGTTGGATGAAACCACTACAACCGATGATTTAATCGATCGAAATATTATGTATGCTAAGATCTTCTTGAAGCCGGCCCGTGCAATTGAATATATTGCTCTCGACTTTATTGTAACAAGAAGCGGAGCATCGTTTGAAGACTAATAAAGATATAAATGATATGAGAAAAAGAAACAATCATCTATTTAATATGAAAAAGGAGTTTTAATTTAAAATGGCAGATTTCTGGACAGACCCAGCATTAGAACCGAAGAGAGCATATAGATGGTATGTGTCTTTCGGTGGACAAAGTGAACTTGGAGGATTGGGGTACCTGTGCAAGCGCATA